TATCTCTCAATTCATAAGCTGTTTCAATTCCATAGAACATAAGTACATTCACAGTCCGAGTAGACATCTGAGGAAACCAGTGATTGTTATGATGGATATAAATACTATTCATTTCATTCTCCATTTAATTAATACATCCAGCAGAATTACTGAATGCATAAACCAATTGGTAAAATACGAAAAGGAAGGAGGAGTAGGAGGGTTTGCATTTACTTATATAGAAGGAAAGGGATGGGGAGAGGGGTCGAACGCACATCAAGGGTACATCGTACATAGGCCATTGACCGTTGGTATTTATCAGCAGGCTAGTGGTTTGGGTTCTCGTCGGTGGTTCTGTGGCTAGTGGTAGAGCCCCTTGTAGCTCGAGAAAATCAGGCTTGCAATAAAAAACCCGCCATCGCTGACGGGTCTCCAGTGTTAGATGAACGCCTGGGGATTATCCCAAACGCGTTGCGCAACTTCAGGATCGCGCCACTCTCCGATAACACAGCCGGAGAATACATCGGTTATGCTGGTGCATCCATCATTGGTGTACTCCACTTCCACCTCTATTAGAGGCTTCTGATTGATGCTATTGTCGATAACAAATTCTGTCTTGTTCATGATATTATCCTTGTTAATAAAATAGTTAGAAAGCAGATCTACCACAATCTTGATTGTTTCTTTTTCTTTTTCTCTGCTTCGTGAATGAATAGGGTTGTCTTACCCTCTTGCGCCACCAGTCGTAGTATGTGACTGTTGACTGTAGCCTCTAGGCAATTCTGCCTCTTTGACCACTCTTTTGCCTTTATCTCAAACTTATGCTCCTTTCCTTCCTCATCTATATGGCGTACCTGGAGGTGACGGTTGTCACTAAGATACACCTGTGTGAACTCCGAAGAGAAACCATTGTTCTTGATGTTGTAGTTCTTGTTCATGATAAGTCTCCTGTAATGAACTAATTGCCTCACTCAACTATTGAGTAAGATCGCAACCTATTGGTAAATTACAATCGGGAAGAATTGGGTCCCTCTCTGCACAATGTGAAATCGTGGGTCCCTGTCTGGATCCAAAATCGGGGATGGAGTAGTGCCCCAGTCGACACCCGGGGAGGGGACAAATACACCTAATCTCAGAAAAATTCCCAAAAAATTTTCACCAGAATTTTTTACCAATTTGCCAAAACCATTAGTAATGCTTATAATTTAGACAACAATTGACAAGAGACCTTTCACATGGAACTTCATACTCAGTATCTGGAAGAGACTCCATTGCATAACGCAGTCTCAATTCAGCTCCATAGTGATTTGACGAATCAAGAGAAAGCGTTCGTCTATAACTTTATAACCACCCACTCTGTCCCCAGTGCTGCAGGTGTCGCCGGACTAACGCCAACTCAGGCTCAAAAATGGCTAGAGACTCGTAAAATCCAAGAAGCGATAAAGATATATGACGAGGCCACACTGAGCTCAATTCGTGTAACTCGTGACCATTTAACCAATATGCTATTCGATGCACATCGTCATTCCGCAACTGCAACTGAAGAGATCACAGCAATCCGTGAGATTGGAAAAATGAACGGACTGTATGAACCAGAGAAAATTCAAACTCAAAATGTCACGTACCATAAAGTTGAGCAGCTGGAACAACTGAGTGACGAAGAACTAATGGCAATGGCAGGAGAGGATGACATAGATCTTTTGCCAAGTACTCAACAACAAGCCCATGACTAAGCCTTTTGTAAGCAAGGAATTATGTCCACAATGTGCGACAGTCACCTTTCTTGTGCCAGAGGAGAATATATGCTCAAAGTGTGTTCGTAAAAATGAGGCGGAGCAGACAAAAGCATCTCTCCAGGAAGAGAGAAGACAGGAGAAAGTCAATCAAAGAACATTGCGGGATCAGGAATTTGCAAGAAGAATCCTAGCCCGTAAACATCTTCTTCCATTCGTTTCCAGATTCGTTAATGACTATCAAGCAGGTTGGGTTCACAAAGATATTTGCAGTCGGCTTGAGAAGTTCTCACAAGATGTAAAAGACGGTAAATCCCCGAGGTTGATGTTATTTGTCCCGCCACGTCATGGGAAATCCGAGATAGCTAGTATTCGATTCCCTGGTTGGCATTTGGGACATAATCCAACGCACGAGATTATGGTCTGTTCCTACTCTGCGTCTCTATCAATGGGATTTTCTCGCAAAGTACGTGAGATGCTCCGCGACAAGAGTTATCAGAATGTGTTCAACGATACGAAGCTGCATAAGGATTCCCAATCTGTGGAATCATGGCTTACTACTTTAGGCGGAGGGTACATGGCAGCCGGTGTAGGGGGAGCAATCACAGGTAAAGGTGCCCATATCTTATTGGTTGACGACCCTATCAAAAACTTCGAAGAAGCTGATTCAGTAGTAACCAGAGAATCGATCTGGAATTGGTGGACAACCACAGCGTATACCCGACTTGCTCCAGGCGGCGGGATACTCGTTATTCAGACTCGCTGGCATCAGGACGATCTCAGCGGGCGACTTATCACTCAGATGGAGGATGCCATTCGGGCAGGAGAGACTAGTGCAGGAGAAACATACTACGATAACTGGGAGATTATTCGTTACCCCGCGATTGCTGATGCGGATGAGCCTTATCGCAAAGCGGGTGAGGCATTACACCCCGATAGGTATCCAGTCGAGGCGCTACAGAGAATTAAGGCGTCAGTTAACCCGCGAGATTGGGCAGCACTTTACCAGCAGACACCAACATTAGACGAGGGTGCCTATTTCAGGCGCGACTTCTTCCGTTATTGGGGTGAGCACCCTGATGACAAGGATCGTCCTGATTTACTCACTATTTATAGCACTTGGGATCTGGCGCTTGGTAAGAAGGAGACTAACGACTTCACTGCAGGACTGACTTTCGGTGTAGACGTTGAGGACAATATTTATATCCTTGATCTTAAGCATGGTCGATGGGATGCGATGGAGATTGTCGAGGAGATGATCGATTGGTACGAGCAGTGGTCACCTGTTGCTGTTGGCATCGAGCGGACTCACATGCAGATGGCCATCGGGCCATTCCTTAACAAGCGCATTCGTGAGCGTAAAGCATATGCTATGTATATTCACGAACAGTTACCCGGGAGAAGAGATAAGGAGCTTCGTGCCAGATCGATGCAGGGTCGATTGGCACAAGGTAAGGTGTTCTTTCCAAGGCAAGCACCTTGGTTGAGTAAGTTTGAGCTAGAGCTCCTCCAGTTCCCGGCAGGTGCGCATGATGACATGGTCGACGTTTTTGGGTATGCGGGCTTGTTGCTGGAGGAACTTATAGCACCAAGAACACCTGTTCCGCCCAAGAAACCATCGTGGCGGGATAATTTGGAGAGATTTGTCAGAGGGGGAGATGATGTTAGAAGTGCAATGTCGGCGTAATAAACAGGAGGAATAAACATAATGCCTAACCCTTATAACTCATATGCCCCTTTATCTATAATTGAGCAGTTAAATCAACCTCGGTTGGGTGAGGCGCGAAGTACAACGCCCTTTCAGTGGGCAGTTGAGCAGTACACTCCGTCGACCCCGGCGGTGCAGCATGGGGTAAGACAGGGACTAGCTAATGCATTGGCGCTCCCTCAATTCTTGGGAGATCTGGCTAACACTCCTGATACGTTTATTAACAATAATATTTACCCCTCTACCCCTGAGACCCGTCAGGACTATTTCCGTAACTTCGACGCAGCATCTCAAGCATATGGGAGAGATATTACCGGGGCGACGGAGTATGAGAACTATCCGAGAACCCCCGGTAATATTGTAGGTGATACGATGCTTCAGATAGGGACGGAGGTGATGATGCCGCTCGGTGGTGGGTACACTGCGCTACGTGCTCCGTCTAAATTGCGTGAGATGCAGGTCAGTACGAAGAAGGTGGTTGACCCTGAGTTTGATCAGAGCCGTCGTGACTTTGGCAAGACGGCGGCGTTGAGTGGCGCTGGTCTTGCACTTGGCATTCCAGCGGTTAAGCAGGCGATGAAGCACGGAGATACAGTGGTCAAAGCCACTCCGACCCCCGCTCCTTCGGGTCGTTGGAATTTCATATCGGACGATATTTATCACAGTCGCGCCACAGTTGGGGGAATTGACCGTGTTCACCCATGGGCGCGTGGTCGCTTATTGCGTGATTCGCATGGTGCACGTAGTAATGACATGGTGCGTGAATGGAAAACTCAGTATAACGAGAGTCGAGGCCTATCAGCGACAGATGAGTGGGAAGGGCAAGTGATGAGCCCTGGTAATAAACCTAAGTATAACGCACTACAGGATGAGCTACACCAAGCAAATGATCGCGTATCCCACCGTCTGAACGAAGAAATGTATGAGTTATCAGACGCAGAGTATGATCATTTTGATGATATATTCCGGGAGCAAGAGGGCATCCCTGACCTAGTAGATGACATCCAATCTCTTGTCGATAAAGACCCAGGGGTATTAGCTTATAAGCAGCAGCGTCACCAGGCGATGATGGACGATATCGGGGATGAGTTATGGAATATACGGAGGTCGCAGATCCAAGAGGAGATAGATTCGATAGAGAGTTATATCCGTCGTAAGAAACCGATGGGGGGTAGTAAAGAGAATCTACATAGCCGCCAACTCCGTATGTGGAAGGAAGAGATGGTAGAACACGAGCGATTGGGTAATCGAGCACAGGTTACACAAAACCCCGACACCCCTCTATCTTCGGTTGGCGCAGCGATGCTCCTAGATGATGAAGAGCAAAATCAATGACTAACGAACAAGAAATGCTCTCCAAGATGGAGGAGAGTGGTAACACCCCCAAAGATAAGTGGAACAAACCTAAGTATTATGAGAGTGATGAGGCTCGTCAGGCTGCTATTCTCAAGGAGATGC